GTTTACATTAACTGACAATTTGCCAGCAAGCGTTAAATCAAATATTAGTTCTTTTACATCACAAATTACCGGAAACATTGGTTCACCAAGTGCAGCAGCTGGTCAACAAAAAGCTTCGGCCAGTAAAAATCTAGGACCTGAACAATCACGTAATCAACCATTTAGTCAAGGTGCCACAAGAGATTTATTAACAGCAGTAGATGCACCAATTGGTGCACCAACACCCAAAGTTAAATCAACTATACCTCAGCTGAGAGAAAGTGACATTAAGTCATTGATGATACAGATTGCTTTTATGGAAACAGCCGGAGACAGCACATACAATACACCACCACGTATTGGAAAATATGCTGTACATAACAAAACACTAATCAACTACGGTTACAAATTTTCAAATGGTGCAGCCTATACTGGCAAAGATGGTGTGACTACAGAAACAGAATTTACGTTTGATACAAATGTTCAAGACAGAATAATGGAAAAGTTTTTGCTTAATCAATATCAGGCCTGCATTAAGGCGGGGGCAATCAAAGACAATGATACCAAAGAAGTAGTTGCTGGTATGTTGGCAGTGGCATATCAATTTCAAGATGCAAATCCAAGTCTACAACAAGGACTATCGTCGGCCACTGGACTAATGGGATCTTTAGGCTCTGCAGATACCGCAGGGTTAGTTTCTGCTGCTTCGGGGTTAGAGTCATCTTTGAGTAGCAGCTTGTTGTCTGGATCTGGTGCATCGATTGAATCAGTAACCAATAATGTACTCTCTAGTGGTATAAGTAATATAGAAAAAAATATCAGCGGATCTCTTCCTCAGCTTGGCTCAATAGCTTCTGCGACATTGTCTGATAAAAAAGCAATAACAGGAATATCATCACTAACTACAGCAGCTACAAAAGCAGCAGAAAGCGTAAAAGCTGCATTAACGTCAGGAGTAGAAGGCGTGACTGGTCAATTGAAGATAGCAGCAGGAAAGTTAGAAAGTGTAAAAACTGCCTTAGCACCAGGACTTGAGGGCTCTGCTGCCCAATTAAAAACAGCAGCAGCCAAGATTGATGTAAGTAAATTTAAAGGTCAGGCTGATGATTTTGCAAATAGTTTACCAGCAAACAAAGCCAAAGATTGGCGACAAAACGGCAAAGAGAAAGATAGTCAAGGACGTCCCGGCGCTTTGTTTTATAATGCTGGAAGATTTGCAATACAAAATCTCAGCGCCGATGTATCAACGGAGTCATTGCCATGATATTAAACAATATAGAAATTGATAAATTAAAACATTCACTAGTACAATTCAACGATACGTTAGACATAGATGTTGAATCTGCGTATCAAAAACTCAAATGGTCCAGCGGTATTAAAGACTCTGATACAAAACAAACTGTTGCTGGTATGATTGCAGTTTTAGTGCAATTTAAAAATGCGCCTGAACCAGCAATAGCGGCAGCACAATGGCGCATTACCCAGGACATTGTTGATGAACAAAATAGATCAGGCCAGTTATACTACGATGCTGGATACAATTCATTAAACGAGTAAATACAATATGGCTACTAGATATCGCGGGTTCAGCACAATAAACCAAGTTAAAAAATTTCGTTTGACAGACGTTGAGTTAGTTAAACGTGATTTGATTAATCATTTCAGCATTAAAAAAGGACAAAAGTTAATGAATCCAGAGTTTGGAAGCATTATCTGGAACATGCTGTATGAACCAATGACTGCGGATGTAGAGTCCACTATTGTTGAGGATGTTAAACGTATTGTAAACTATGATCCTCGATTAAGAGTCGACGGTGTGTTAATTAATGAATTTGAGCACGGATTACAAATCCAAATTGATCTTACTTTCCTTCCGGGCAACTATTCTGAGCAGCTACTTTTAGATTTTAACTCTACCAGTAATGCTCTGTCTGTATCATAATAATACCACTTTTTCTTTGCCATAAATACTGAATAACAGGTACAGATATGGCGATTACCACAAGACAAACCAGTTTACTAGCCCAACAAGATTGGACTAAAATCTATCAAACGTTCAGAGAAGCTGACTTCCAAAGCTTTGATTTTGAAACGTTGCGTAAGAGCATGATTGAATACTTACGCACGTACTATCCTGAAGATTTCAATGACTTTACCGAAAGTTCGGAATACATTGCACTAATAGATCTTATTGCATTTCTAGGGCAAAGTCTGGCATTCCGTACAGATTTAAATGCTAGAGAAAATTTTCTTGACACCGCAGAACGTCGAGACAGCATTTTAAAATTAGCTAAACTAATTAGCTATAATCCAAAACGTAGTACTACATCAAGCGGATATTTGAAGTTTCAGAATGTCAGCACCACTGAAATCATCTATGATAGCACAGGTACTAATCTAAGTAATTCCTTGGTTAGTTGGAACGACAGCACCAATGAAAACTGGCTTGAACAGTTTACTGCGGTACTGAACGCTTCTTTAGTTAGTACGCAGGCAATTGGAAAACCTGGTGCAACAAAAACTCTGAGCGAAGTCAAAACAGATGAATATGCAATTGATTTATTAAATGGGCTAATTCCAGTACAACCTTATTCAGCAACTATAGCTGGTGTTACCATGCCTTTTGAAATCATCAGTCCTACGTCAGCTGAGCAATCATATATCTATGAACGTGCGCCAGCGCCCAATGGCGCATTTAATTTTTTATACAGAAACGACAACCAAGGTAACGGATCAAACAACACTGGTTATTTTTTCTATTTTAAACAGGGCGAACTAAAAAATCTTGATTTTACAATTACAGAAAGTTTACCAAATCGTGTTGTAAATATTAATTTTGATAATATCAACAATAGCGATATTTGGCTATATTCGTTAAATGCTAGTGGAAGTCCAAGCACGTTATGGACCCAGGTTCCAGCAGTTAACGGAATCAATGTAATTTATAATAATATTGCTGATCGTAATTTATACAGCGTGAGTACTAGAGCAAACGATCAAATTGATTTAGTGTTTGGTGACGGGTCTTTTACCAACATTCCAGTTGGTGACTATAGAATTTACTATCGAGTAAGTAACAATCAAACTTACAAAATTACCCCTGAGGAAATGAGTGCAGTAACTGTCAGCATTCCGTACCGTGGTCGCACAGGTCGTGCAGAAACACTATCAATACGTGCAAGTTTACAATACACAGTAACTAATGCCAGTGCAAGAGAAACACTAGAAGATATCAGAACAAAAGCTCCTCAGCAGTACTATACACAAAATCGTATGGTAACTGGTGAAGATTATAATGTATTGCCTTACACAACATTTAGCAATATTTTAAAAATTAAAGCAGTAAATAGATCAAGTTCAGGTATTAGTCGATATTTAGATGTAGTAGATTCTACAGGAAAATATTCAAGCACAAACATATTTGCACAAGATGGCATAATTTATACTGAAGATGTTAGCGAAATTGAAACATTTCAATTTACTAGCAGCAGCGAAGTTAATTATATTGTACAAAATACAATTGCTCCATTGATTGCAACCATACCTACCCGACATCTGTATTACAAAACAGCAACAAGATACACTCCCACCGGAACATGGACACAGATTTCTGCCAATGGCGGCCGCAGTACCGGGTCCTTCTCAGCATCAAGTTTCATTTACTTGACTCAAGGCGCATTGGTAAAATTTTCAGCTCCTGTAGGAAAATATTTTGACGCACAGAATCAATTGCAGACTGGGGTACCAACAACCGAATATCAGAAAACTACATTATGGGCCAGCATCATATCGTATGCAACACCCGGTGTGGGCAATGCCACACTAAGCATTATAGTTCCTACCGGAGCAGTAATCAGCCAAGTAATTCCAGTGTTTGCCAATGCCTGGACACCTGCGTTAATTACTGAAATTATCAACAATATTTTAAGCTATAAAACTTTTGGTATACGCTACGATATTGTCAATAAAATTTGGACTATAGTTGATGCAGCCAATGTTGGATCAGGTGCATTTAGTTTAACCAATGCAGGTAACACATCTGGTACAGGGTTAGATAATAGCTGGTTCCTGCGATTTGTATTTGCAAACCAAGCATATACAGTTACCAGTAGAGGAGTAAATTATTACTTTCAAAGTGATAGAGAAACTAGATTTTATTTTGATCCTGACATAAAAGTGTACGACAGCAGAACAGCCACAACACGCCTTGATGAAATTAAAGTATTGCGAACTAACACTGAAGCAGATTCTGCTGACAGTTTATTTTATAGTCAAACATATCGTGTATGGTCTCGAGTCATCGAAACAGACGGATTTGAAGATAATAGGAAAATTCTAGTAACTTTCCCTGACGACAATCTTGATGAAGTTCCTGACGACCCTGATTTATTTTTAACTCTTGTAGATCCAGCAATCAATTTTGAAAATAAATTTGTTTATTTTGTACAAGCAATTGATCAATACAATTTCTCCAAGTACGATCCAGTAGATCAGACTCTAATTGTTTCTGCATATACAACAGAATCAACAATAGTAAACAATATTACATTATATCCGGCCAACACTATTTTTTATGCAACCAACGAAGATACGTTTTATCAGTCCGACGGATCACAACTGACTGTATTAACAAACTATATTGCAAAAGTTGGTAGACAAGATTTAATGTTCCAATATACACACAATGCTCCTAATAATCGAAGAATTGATCCAAGCCCAAACAACTTGATTGATTTTTATATTTTAACTAGAAATTACAGTGATCAATACTATTCTTATATTACAGATACCAGTAACAGAGTAGCAGAACCAGTGGCACCTACCAGCGAAGAGCTTAGAACAGAGTTTGGGACAATTGAAAACTTTAAAACTATTAGTGACAGCATAATTTATAATCCGGCCACATTTAAACCTTTATTTGGTAATAAAGCAGTTGATTCATTACGTGCAACATTTAAAGTAGTTAAAAATCTTAATGTAAATGTAAGTGATAATGATATCAAGAGTCAAGTAATTGCTGCAATTAATACTTACTTTGATGTAGCAAATTGGGACTTTGGCGAAACGTTTTACTTCAGCGAATTGAGTGCGTATTTGCATACAACTCTAAGTCCAAATGTAAGCAGCGTCATTATTGTACCAGCAGCTGAATTAACCAGCTTTGGTAGTCTGTATCAGATCAATGCTGAGGCGAATGAAATTTTAGTAAGTGCAGCAACCGTTGACAATGTACAAATTATTAGTGCTATCACTGCTGGACAACTCAATATACAATAGGAATAACAATGGCTGTTATCAAAACACATCAGTTTCTACCTGAAATTTTTCAAACTGAAACTAACAAGAAATTTTTAAATGCAACCCTTGATCAATTGGTCAACGAGCCGGCACTGAAAAAAATCAACGGTTACATTGGTAGAAAATTAGCACCCTCTTATAAAACAACTGACAGCTACATTGAAGAAACTTCTACTGATAGACAAAATTATCAACTTGAACCTTCGCTGATCATTAAAAATTCAGTTACCGACGAAATTGAATTTGCAACTACTTACACTGACATTATCAATAAAATAAAATACCATGGCGGGCTAACTGACAAACACAGTAGACTATTTGATAACGAATACTACACATATAACCCCAAGATTGATCTTGACAAATTTGTTAATTTTAGTCAGTACTACTGGTTGGCCAACGGACCTGATCCTGTAACTATTTCTGCCGCTGGTGTTTCATTGCAGCAAACATTTACAGTAAATTATAATGCAGCAACCAGCACATATGAGTTTAGCGAATACGGAAACACGCCAAATCCCACTATTACATTGGCTCGAGGCGGTGTATACGATTTTGTCATAAACGAACCTGGCAACGAATTCTTTATTCAAAC